ACAGAATCGTGGAGAATCAAATTCTGTCCCTCAGTCAATGAAAGAAGAATTGAATGACCTTTCTTCTACTAATACTGATGAAGATGATGATACTCTTTCATACTTTGCCGCACTCGCAGCAGATTAATTAGTCTGCGAGTACAACTCTAGTATTATCAACACGAATGAGAGACTCAGTTACAAATTGTGAAGACCTATCATAAATCATAATTTGTTTCATATCATTTAAAAACTTCTGTAAATATCCTCTTTTTAGTAAATAAATTGAGGATTTTTTATTATTTTTTATAGTCTCATATTCTAAATTGCTAATCCCTCTTCTCACATCACTACCAAATAGAGAAATTGCATTGCCATTATCGGTATAATTTAAAGTAAAATTTTCATCTACAATTTTACCTTCAGGAAGAATTAATCTACCACTTGAATTTTTGACTTCTATAGTTTCATAATAATTTACATTAGATAAGTTTTCTATACCATACTTATTTTCAATATATCTGTATAATACATAATTTGATAAAGGCCATTCATCTCTTACATTAATAATACCGGCAGTCATTAATACTACCCAATCAAGTTCTGCACTCCCATAAAATTCTTCGGCAACTGTATCGGGTCTTGCACCTTCTACAATTTCATACTTATCAAAAATTGTAAAGACATTTTGTAAATCATCACGTAACTTATTTTTTCTGAATAAGTTTTTAACTCTCAAATATTCTTTAGATGAAATTGAATCAGAAAGAAATGACTGATAATCTACATCTGGTAGTTCTCTGAAATATGCCATTTTAGTATCCTGTTCCTCCTTCTTCGTTTTGATCTACATCATAAACTGGTTCAATTTCTTTAAAATATAAATCCATAATCATCGCAACAGGTGTTCCATCATCATAAGTACTATAAACTCCGGCACCGGTATAATTTACACTAATACTTTCTAAGAAGCACTGTTTAAATCTATGTAAGTATAAATGATCTTCACTGCCTTGTTTATATGTTAATTCAAATACACTTGGAGTTCTAAGAAATGTTGTGTTCTCTGTAGTAGAACCTTCACCCGATGATACTTTAGGTGCCATATATTCTTTAAATGCTCTTATTATTTTCTTAATTTGCTTACCTTCGAGATCGGATCTTGGCACCATTTTAAATTGAAATCTAAAAGTTCTAAGAGTTGGACCATTAAATAATAATTCTAAATTTGGATTTAAAATTTCTCCCGTAGTTCTTGCCAATAGTTGAGAAGGTGTTATATTACCACCTATAATACCAATTGCCCTAGAAGCAAGTTGCCTTGTTAAATACCCCTGAATTCCACCTATTCCACCAGTAGTATCTGCGACATTACTTCCTGTTTCTTTAACGTTTTCACCTAAATTTCTTAATAACTTTCCACTTTCTTTAGCACTTTCCATAATATCAATTATACCAGCACCAGCAGCACCGATAATACTATTCAAACTGGAGTCACCATATTTTACGGCATTATTATCTGAGATATTAGATGGCATTGGAAGTAAAATTACTTCCTTTAAGTTTTTGCCTCGATTTTTTCTAGATTGTGGTGATCCAACTAATGATTTGTTATTAGAGTTTTTTATAGATATATAATCAATAATAGCAATTTTCAAATAGTCAGTTTTATCTGTAAATGTTGTTAGTGGATATCTTAAAGGTTCTTCCATTTATCTTTTTCTAGTTATTTAGAACGAACTTTGGCAAAACCGAGTTCTATCACATCAGATATCTCTTCTGGATAGATTTCTTATAGTCCACCAATTATCTGATTATAATCATATTGTCTTCCTATATTTAATGTTGATGGCGGTTGTTCTCCTCCATCTCCTGGAGATCCTTCCCCTGGTTTTGCAACTGTTGCTGGTGGATTTGCTGGAGTCAATTTGCCAGCATCCAAATCAGCAATATATTTATCACCTTCTGGTCCGGATAAGTTTATAGGAATTTGATCAAGGGGAACAGTATACTCCATCTATCTTTTTTTTAAGTATTTAGAAACTTTCCATAAGGAATTTCTCTCAGGTCGGCAATTTCACCTGCATATACTTCATACAATTGACCAACAACTCTATCAATTCTATACACTCTTTGTGAGGGAAAGTGAAAATTAGTTCCATTGAAATATATATTTCCATTTTTAGATTGGGATATATTCTCACAATAAATTAATGGATGTTGATCATATCTTATATTTGGAGTTTCGGCAATGTAAATATAAGTATAAAATTTTCCAGGAATGGGAATGGGAGTTACAGAATCTTTAACTGCTTCTAATATTTCTAGCATTAAATCATCAGGTGTCTCAGTGCCGATTAAATTTCCGACAATATTTCTTACTCGATTATTATCATCATCTGTTGGTCTATTTGGATTTTTTAAAACTCTATCATCATAAACATTAGAACCTACTTTTATATTTGGGTCACTACTGTAAGTTACTTCACCAGTTTGAGCAACATAAAGATATGATTTTCCTGTTATTCCACCCCTTTTGATTGTTCTTGCCATTACTTAAAATAATTCATTTTCTGTAAGGACCTTAAACTCATAACCATGATCTAAACACCATTCTTTGGCGGCATCCCACTTTGCCTGATTTTTAGCATACTCAACGACTTCATAGATATAACCTTTTGTCTTTCTTTTTTTGACTTTAGGTTCTTTTGTTTGTCTGAATGGTTTTATTTCGATAAGTGATTTTTTTATTTTTCCGTTATTATCTTTATATTTGATGTAGAAATCAACAAAGTATCTGTGGTATCTGTTATCAATGGGTGAACGATAGGGAACAATAACTTGTTCACTTGCCCATTCTAAAATATTCTGGTTATTATCACAATAAATCATAAATTTGCGCTCCCATAAGGAACGATAAATGATGTTATCGGGATCACCCTTATATTTTTTAGGGTAAGATGGTTTATATTTTCCCTTATAGGACATCTAAATAACTAATAATCAAGTAGTAGTATAGGTATTTAGAGTGGCTCGTCCTTATGTAAAAAGTATAAAAACACAAGAAGCAAAAGATATATTCGGGAGACTTTCACAATCTAATCAATATCAAGTAACTTTCAGTGGTCTTCCAGGAGAAGTTGTTAAAAATATAGAGAGTAAAACTGGAATAAGGAATATAGTCAATTATATGAGTCGTAAAGGAAGTCTTCTTTGTTCTGAAGCTTCACTTCCATCTAGTTCTCTTGCAACTACTGAAATAAAAAATGACTTTATTGGAATTCCTCAAGAATTTGCACATACTAGATTATACACTGATATTGATTTTAGTTTTTATATTGATTATGATTATAAAAATTTAAGAATATTTGAGGGTTGGATTGATTATATTGCAGGAGGAAGTGAATCTAAGGATGAAATGGAAGAACAAAATGGAAATTATTATCGTAGAATGAGATATCCTGATGATTATAAGACACAGACAATGTTTATTTCAAAATTTGAGAGAGATAATGGTCCCCAATTAGATTATCAGTTTTTTAATGCATTTCCGAAATTAATAACTTCTATTCCACTTAGTTATGGTGGATCTAGTATATTAAAAGTTAATGTTTCTTTTAATTATGATCGATATATTATAAATCCAAAAACTACTAATAATGAAAATAAAAAAAATACTTCAGCATCGTCATTTAATAGGGCAGATCCAGAAGCAAAATCAAAGATTCCTGGAACAAAAGTAGAAATACCAAAGACAGCAACGCAGCAAGAAGAACCGAAAGGGCAAGCAAGAGAAGGAGTCTTGAGAGGGATAAGAGGAGCATCAAGTAGAGATAGGCAGTTGGATAACCTAACTCCGACAGGGAGGGGGATAGAAAATTTATTGAATGGTTTTTGATAAAAATTTATTTCCACTAACCATCTAAATAAAAATAACTGAATTGTATCAATTACTATGCCTTTACCTAAGATTAATACTCCAACGTATGATTTGACGTTGCCTTCGACAGGAAAGAAAATTAAATATAGACCTTTCCTTGTGAGAGAAGAAAAGATTCTAATTATGGCAATGGAATCTGAAGATATGACAGAGATTACCAATGCAATTGTTCAAATTCTTTCAGATTGTATTGTTTCAAAGGATATTAAAGTAGAATCTCTTGCTACTTTTGATATTGAGTATCTATTTCTAAATGTTAGATCAAAGTCTGTTGGTGAAACCGTTGATGTAAATATTACTTGTCCTGATGATGGAGAGACTCAGGTAGAAATGTCGATTGATATTGATTCGATTAAAGTTCAGAAGAATAAGGGGCATAAAAATATTATCAAACTTGATGATGAACTCTCATTGAAACTCAAGTATCCATCACTGGAACAATTTGTCGAGAATAATTTTGAAACAACAGAAGGTACAAGTGAAATTGGACAATCACTTTCAATGATTACATCTTGTGTTGAAATGATTTATAATTCTGAAGAAAGTTGGGAAGCATCTGATTACTCAAAGAAAGAACTTGATGAATTTATTGAGCAATTGAATACTAAACAATTTAAACAAATTGAAAAGTTTTTTGCTACGATGCCAAAACTTTCTCATACAATTGCAGTGAAAAATCCAGAAACTGGTGTAGAGTCTGAAGTTGTTTTGGAAGGATTAGCAAGTTTTTTCAGTTAGGTATGGCTCATACAAATCTTGAGTCATACTACAAGATAAATTTTGCTTTGATGCAACATCATAAATATTCATTAACAGAACTAGAAAATATGATTCCGTGGGAGAGAGAAGTTTATATTGCTCTACTTCAACAATACATTGAAGAAGAAAACCTAAAGGCACAACAAAAGAGTGGAATCTAACTTAAACATAAAAAAAACTGATACACCTAAGTTAAATGTAGAGACTGTTTCATCGGCAGTCTTTGGAAAAGAGGACGGTGCTGGAGGAGGTTCTGGAGAATCCATTAAAAATATTCATAAGACATTAAGTAAATTATCTGGTCATGTAAGAAAGTCTTTAATTCGTATTAAGGCATTAGA